GCCCCCGCCCCCGCCGCCCCCCGCCGCCGGCTTCGACTTCCACACCGCCGCTGGCTGCGTCTTCGGCGCCATCAGCGGCAGCCTGGTGGGCCTGGCGCGCGAGGTGGGCGTCAGCATCACCACGCGTGTCTACAACGACACCACCGGCGCCCTGGTGGCCACGCTGCCCGCCACCGCCACCGACAGCGCCGGCCGCCTGCCGCGCCTGACCGATGCCGCGCTGGCGGCCGGCACCACCTACACCATCACCTTCCGCTGGCCGGACGGCGCGGTGTACAGCACCCGGATGGCCGCATCGTGATCCTCAAGGGCGGCATCCCCGGCGTCATCGCCAAGCCCGGCCCGGGCCTGGGCCACGGCATCACGCCTGCGCAGGTGGCCACGGGCGGCGCGGCGCCATCGCCGTTGCTCAACGACTTCGACCCCGCCGACGCCACGACCGAGCTGCTGTGGGCGCTGCTGCCGCCGCTGGTGCCCGCCGGCACCACGCAGGTCAACGACCGCGGGCGCTACTGGCTGCTCGCGCCCGGTGCCGGCACCTGGGTGCAGCTCTACCGCGTGCTGGCCATGCCGGCCACCGGCAGCCCGGTGGTGGGCGAGGCCAGCATCTTCACCATGGTGGGCCCGCTGGTGGCCGGCGCGCGCACCACCTCGCGCAACACCCCCACCACCCGCCGCCCTGCCAACCTGGCCCGGAGCTGACGCCACCATGGCCCTTCGCCTCATCACCGGCCCCACGGCGCTGCCCGTGAGCCTGGACACCGCCAAGCTCCACCTCAAGGTGCAGCACACGGCCGACGACGAGCTCATCACGCTGATGATCAAGGCCGCCGCCCGTGCCGCCGAGCAGAAGCTCAACCGCGCGCTGATGACGCAGACCTGGCAGCTCATCGTCGACGCCTTCCCGGCGGCCGAGTTCCGCCTCGAGCGGCCGCGCGTGCAGAGCATCAGCAGCATCACCTATGTCGACCCCGAAGGCACCGAGCAGACCCTCGGTGCAGACGCCTACACACTCGACGCCGACCTGCTGCCGGGCTGGGTGCTGCCCGCGCTGGGCACCACCTGGCCGGCCACACGCGAGCAGGCCAACGCCGTGCGCGTGACGTTCGTCACCGGCTACGGCGCCGACCCCACGGCCGTGCCGGAGGACGTGCGCACCTGGGTGCTCATGCAGGTGGGGGCCAGCTACCGCAACCGCGAGGCCTTCGCCGCCGGCCTGAGCGTGGCCGAGCTGCCCAACCGCTTCCACGACGCGCTGCTCGACGGCGAGAGGCTCTACTGGTGAACCTGCCGCACCTCAGCGCCGGCGCGCTCGACCAGCTGGTCACGCTGCAGCGCCGCAGCACCGGACAAGACGAGCGCGGCCAGGCGCTCGACGCCTGGGTCGACGTCGCCACCAACGTGTGGGCCCGCGTGGCGCCGCGCCGCGGCCGCGACTTCTTCGCCGCCGCCCAGGAGCACGCCACCTTCGACTGCACCGTGCTGCTGCGCCACCGCCCCGACATCACCGCCGACATGCGCGTGCTCTGGAACGGCCAGCCGCTGGAGCTGGTGGGCGAGCCGGTGGACGTGGGCGGCGCCGGCGTCTACCTCGAGCTGCTGTGCGTGCGCGGCCCGCGCGCGGGGGCTGTGTCGTGATCAAGGCCACTGTCACCGGCATCCCGGACCTGAAGGCCGCGCTGGCCAACGTGAGCGCGCAGCTGCGCCGCCGCATCCTGCGCAACGCCCTGGCCGCCGCGGCGCGCGTGGTGCGTGACGACGCGCGCTCGCGTGCCCCGGTCATCTCCGCGTCGGCGCGGCCGGTGCGCCAGGGCATCCGCAAGCCCGGCACCGTCAAGCAGGCCATCGTGGTGCGCACCAGCAAGCAGGCCCGGCGCGAGGGCAACGTGGGCGTGTTCGTCAACGTGCGGCCGGCCAAGCGCGGCAGCCGCGGCGGGCGCAACCCCAACGACCCCTTCTACTGGCGCTTCCTGGAGTTCGGCACGCGCTACTTCCGCCCGGGCGCGGGCATGCAGTTCCTGCAGCGCGCCGCCGACCGGCTGCCCCAGGCGCTGCAGGTCTTCATCGCCAAGGTGGGCCCGCAGATCGACAAGCTCAACAACCCGGGCGGAAAGGGCAAGCCGTGAGCGCCGAGACCGACTTCCGCGCCCTGCTGGCCGCCTATCCAGGCCTGGCGGCACTGGTGGGCCAGCGCATCAGCGAAAACGCCGTGCCCCAGGGCACGCCGCTGCCCTACGTGGCCTTCACGTCGCGGCACGAGCCCACCTACAACCTGCTGGGCACGCTGATGGCCGACCGCGCCGAGTTCACCGTGCAGTGCTGGGGCGAGAACGCCACCCAGGCCGCTGCCGTGGCCGCGCAGGTGACCCTGGCCGTGCAGGCGGCCAACCCCGACCGCGGCGCCGTGGTGCTCAGCACCGATGGCGCCTACGACCCGCAGACCCAGGCCGACGCCTCGATCCTGACCGTGGAGTGGTGGGCGCTGTAGCGCCGCCGCACCCCAACCGCATTCACCCACCAGCGGCCCGCCCGGCATCCAGCCGGCGCGGGCCGCGCTGCTTTCATCAACCCGCCGGCCGCCGCGCCGGCAACGCCAAAGGAGCACACCATGCCCAATGTCAAGGGGCGCGGCATCCGCGTCGAGATCGCTGCCACGTTCGGCACTGCCAAGGTCGTCACGGCCGTCACCAAGGCCAACCCCAGCGTGGCCACCAGCACGGCCCACGCCATGACGGTCAACACCGTGGGCTACTTCGACGGCGTCGCCGGCATGGTGCAGCTCGAGAAGCAGGCCTGCCGCGTCAAGAACCCCACGGCCAACAACTTCGAGCTGCAGGGCCTGAACACCACGCAGTACAGCGACTACATCAGCGGCAACTTCATCCCCGTGGTCACCTGGCAGACGCTGGCCGAGGCCACCAGCTACCGCTTCGGCGGCGGCAGCGCCGAGAAGCTGAACGCCACGCGCCTGATCGACATCGTCACGCAGGAGGAGCTGGGCAACCTGCCGGCCGACGCGCTGAACCTGGGCCTGCTCGCGCAGGACACGCCCAGCGCCGCGATGATGCTGTTCGAGAGCGCGGTGCAGACGCAGGGCATCTGCATCGTGCGCATCACGCTGGGCAACGGCGCGGTGCGCGTGTGCACCATCGAGCCCGGCCTGCCGGGTGAAGACGTGCAGCAGGGCCAGCTCGGCACCGGCAGCCTCGACGGTGCCGTCAAGGGCCTGGTGCTCAAGCTGGCGGCCTGACGCATGGCCGGCAACAACGGCAGGCCCTCCGGGGCCTTCGACCCCGTCGACCACGTGGCGCGGCGCCTGCGCGAGCAGCGCCTGCGCTGGGTGGACGTGGGCGACGGGCGCCAGGTGCAGATCCTGTTGCTGCGCGAGACGGAAATGCTGCGCCTGCTGCGCGAGCCGCTCGCCGACATCGTGGTCGACGCTGCGGTTGACTGGAAGGGCTTCACCGAGGCCAAGCTCTTCGGCGCGCACGACGGCGCGGCCGACGAGATCCCCTTCCGCGCAGACGTCTGGGAGGCGGTCGCGCGCGACAGCTTCGACATCGTGGAGCGCGTCGGCAAGGTCATCAAAGACCACGCCGAGGCCGTGATGGAGCAAAGGGCCGCGGCAAAAAAAGCCTGATCGCCCTCCTCGACGAGCGAGCCGATGACGACGGCTCTGACGTGGAGGGCGCCGAGCTGCTGCAGCCCGACGCCGACGAAACCGTGGCCATCGCCGTGTTCAACGCACTGAAGAACGGCCAGGGCGGCATCGACTGGGCGGGCCTGCCCGCGATGCTGGAGTGGTTCGGCGTGGCCGACGTGGCCGGGCTGCTGCAGCGCCTGCTGGTGATCAAGAGCTACCGCAAGCCCGCCGAGCGCGGCGAGGCCGCGGCATGAGGAGCACGCCATGACCCAGGGCCTGGCCACACTGAGCATCAACCTGGAAACCCGCCTGGCCAACATGCAGGCGGGCTTCGACAAGGCCGCGCGGCTGGCCGAGAAGAACGCGGCCGAGGTGGAGGCCCGCTACAACCGGTTGGCCAGCGTGGTGGCCGGCGTGGGCGCGGCCATCGCGGGGGCGTTTACCGCCACGCAGCTGGTGACCTTCTTCCGCGCCACGGTGGATGGCATCGATGCGCTGAACGACCTGGCCGACGCCACGGGCAGCACCATCGAAAACATCTCGGCGCTCGAAGACGCCGCGGCGCGCACGGGCACGGCGCTCGACACCGTGGGCAGCGCCATGGTGAAGCTCAACCAGGTGCTGCAGGGCGCCCGCGAGGGCAGCGCCGCCGCCGAGGCGCTGGAGCGCATCGGCCTCAACGCCGCCGAGCTGCGCCGGCTCGACCCTGCCGTGGCGCTGCAGCGCACGGCCGTGGCGCTGGCGGGCTTTGCCGACGACGGCAACAAGGCCCGCCTGGTGCAGGAGCTCTTCGGCAAGAGCGTGCGCGAGGTGGCGCCGCTGTTGAAAGACCTGGCTGAGAGCG